CATAACGCGCCTTGTAAAGACGGCAGAACTCTTCCTGATTGATTGGCACATTTGCCATTTTATTGCCCGTAAAGCGTTTTTGTTGCCGTGGTGGCTGAATCAGTCAGGCCCGCGCCTCCGGTGATCAGCGTGTTATTGGCCGCAGATGAACGCATACGACGACGACGCTCTGCATTGCGCGAACGGGTCACAGACGCATCTTGCTCCTGTGGCGCAGGGGCTGGTTGCTCAACAACAGGCGGATCAGGAATTTGAACAGGCGCAGGGGCTTTGGGTTTAGATGGAACGCACATTTTAAGCCTCCAATTATGGAAGGCCATCTCCGGTCAGCTCTTACGATCTTATGCTATTGGATTGTAATCATCAACCTTTTGATTGCCCGATTGTGAAAAATGACGCTGAACGGGATTATATTCGGCCTCATTGCGTGCGCGGATACCGTGCAAGGGGTCTCTTTTTATAACAGGAAATGCATGACAGAGCATCGCAGCATCAAAATAATCAGATGAGCGGTGTAATTCTTCTTTGAGCTGATCTTTGCCAATCAACTGCAGCTGATCACCCTTGAAAAAATAGCTCATCTTGGTAGCCTCTTCGACCAGCTCAGGTACATCAGGCAGGCAGCCGCCGCCCTTGATCCACCGGACAAATTCAACGGCCATCTCAACGCGCTTGTTGACGTATTGATTGTCTTGCGCCTTCATCGAAAAATGTATGGGCGTGGCGTTATAACCCCAATTATTCAGATTATCGCACACGGATTTACCAAATCCGCCGGTGGAATCCACAAACACGGCATCGGGCTTGAATTTTATAATTGCGTTCGCACAATGCCCCGCAACCTGCACCAGATCAGGCACGCGCAAAACCTTGGGCTTGAACTTGACCAGACCCTGATGAGGAAAAATCACCGTTGCATCATCGCCTTCACACGCAACGTCTATGCCCAGAATGCGCGGGCTGTTCCGGTAGGCCTCAAGAGGAATCATGCGTTTCATTGCATCACGCATCTCATCTGGACCAATAAGCGCATTAAGAGATTGTGGAGGGAATCGGCCAAAGACGTTGACCAGAACCCACGGGTTATCGCGGCCATAGGAATGAATCTGTTTACGCGCCCAATCGATGCTGATTCTCTTTGATCGTTTTGGATCGTCAGGATCCCCGGTAATCTCGATCACATGCCAATAACTGCGTTCCGTTGTGCAGGCGCGGTAAAGTGGTCCGGTCAAGTGCGTGGGATTGCCTGTTTGCAATAGTTTGCATTCAATGCCAGATGAAAGCGCGGCCTCAGCTGCGGCCATAACAGCATCAGGAATGCCCCCAGATTCATCTAGCATGAACATGATGTAATCAGCGTGCAAACCAGCCAAAGTATTGGCTTGTTGCTCGCCTGACGCATCCTTTGACCAACGCCGCGCCGCCATCCACCAGACTTCTGGATGGTCGTTTGCATATATCCTGTGTGCAGTCCAGGTAAATGCATTTGTCAGCAATGGGCTTCTATGTTGCCACTTGGCCATTTCAGACCAAAGGCCGTCACGCAAGTTATCGCCCGTAATTGACGTTGCCGCGATTTTCGGAAAAGGCCGTGTCAGAAGAAAATGCCAAGCAGCCCATGAAAGGCCGGTCGTTTTGCCACAACCCTTTGCAGCCTTTGCGGCAGTCCGCGTGTTATTGTTGTATGAGGTTAAAAAATCAGCTTGCCAGTCGTCAGGTTCTGCCCCAAAAACCTCCCGAACAAAAGAAATGGGATTATGCCGCCAATGCGCAATTTTACGATCGGCTCCCTTTAAACGGTTAAGGGTATGTGCTTCCATCTCCTGCCTTTGCAAATGTCTTTAACGGCTCCTTGGCATATACCATATTTCTCACCTAACCGTGTTTGTGATATTTTGCCGCGCGCATACTCTTGACGCATAGCTATAACTTGTTGCTCTGTCAATTTTGCATGCGGTGACAACGCACCCTTAAGAGAGTTAGACCGCCCCTTTGCAGCGCGATCTTTATTGTTTATGCCGTTGGTTCCAGCAAATAAATGGTCAGGATTGCAGCAAGACGGATTATCGCAGCGATGACAAACAGCGTCTGGGTTTAATCCAGTAAAAAAATAAAAGGCTAAGCGATGAGCCCTCCATTCTTTGCCGTTAAAATGTGTTTTGCCATACCCTCTGCTAGACCGTGCGCCCAACCAAGGCCAACAATTGCCTGAGCGATCAATCCTTGACCAAAAATCACTCTGTGTGTTCTTCTTGGGCATTTCCAACCTCATAACTACCATTTACCAAGTCCGCCAACGTAACCTGTGCCTGGGCGATTGTCTGCACCTGCTTGCCATCGACCTGATCAATCATCGTGTCCATCGCTTTGTAATTCTGGAAAGCCTGTGAATATTTCTTAATTGCCGCAAGCTGCGCGCCGGTGATCGTGCGCCCGCCCTTGGTGAATATGCGCATGAGCTCAGAGGGCTTGGGCCCGCGCTCGAGAACATCAACATCAAACTCAAATGCGGCAATCCGGCGCAGCGCGGCACGGATAGCTGTGTTTTTTGGCAACGTGGCTTGATCTGCAGCGCCAGGCGTTCCAAAGCGCGTGCCCTTGTTGTTTTCAATCAAAAGCAGCTTTTCTTCCGGTGTCATATTTTCGTGCATGTAACTTCTCCAGTTCTTTTGCGATCAGGTCATTGATCGTGTTTTCGATATCTTGCAACCATTCTGCCACGTCTTCATCAGTGGCAACTTTGTGATCCAGCGCGCGGATTTCTATAAACTTGGCCATCCATCACCTGCATCTTTAGCCCGATTGCCTTTGACGCTGAACACGTTCTGGCATTTAGGGCAGCATACCATAGATTTGCCAGGCTTTTCTTCTTGCGTGCCATCATCCATCGGCGCGATCATGCCGACCTCATGCAGGCCAAAGCCCCGCAACTCTTCTAGATCAAACATATTGGCCAGCATATCATAATCAAACAGGCCGTTATTGTGATTGTCGCGGATCAGGATTCGCTTAAATTCATCGTCGGATAGCGGCCGGCTTGGCACCAGAACAGGAATGTCAGTGAAACCGAGTTCTTTGAGTGCCTTGACCCGCTGATGTCCAGCGATGAGCCGCAGATCATGGGTAACTTTTGGCCGCGTATGCAAACCATCTTCCACGATCGATGCCTTGAGCTTGGCAAATTGCACCTCCGTAATTGTTCGGGGATTGCTTTCAAACGGCCGCAGCGCATTAAGCGCCACGACCTGCTCAGTCCATGTGATTTGATCAGTCATCGCCAAGGAATACGCCGACAACGGTCACTGTGCCGGTCACATCAATGGTTGAATCTGCATCAATTGTGGCAGCAGTTCCCGACCAGTTGAGAAACAGATCAACGGCCGTGCCCGTGCCATTAAGGCCAGCGCTTGAGTTCAGGCCCGCGCCTGATACCTGCGTGCCCGTTCCTGTGCCAGAGGCCAGCGTGATCGTGCCGGTCACCTCACCAAAATCCACTTCTGTGCCGGTCAGCACGCCGTCGCCCGCATTAGCCGCAACAGAACCAAGGCCCATGACAAAAGCCGCATCGCCGGCCGCGCCGGTCAGTGCCGCACCTTCAGCAAATGCGGTGTAATCTTGACGGCATCCCAGCGGCACAATACCGCCCTCAACAAAGTCAAAGAGCTTGAGCGAGCCAGATGATCCAGATGCAGCCGCGTCAGTCACAGGAATGCGCGCCGCATTAAGCGTAAAATCAAGGCTGAAGAATTTGCCAACGCGCGTCACAGTGCAAGATACGCGGCCGGACGTAGGCTGATTGACCTGCCCCAGTGTTGTGTCAAAAGCGCCATTGCGTGTGAGTTCCGCAATAATTGTTCCAGAGGTAAAAGCATAACAAACATATCTATAATTGCAGGGCACGCCCGAATCATTGGAAACTGTAAACGAATCAGCAGCCGTGATGTTGGTTTTAACAACATCCCACGCGCCAGAGCCAAGTTGTGTTTCTTTTTGTACTTCGACCCTACCAACAAATGTCCCAGAAACCTTAGCCTCTGCAGTTGTGCCAGGCTGCAGCAATAATGCTCCGCCAACGCCGACTGCGGTAAAACTTGTTCTTAATGTGGTCATGATAATTCTCCTTGTTAAAATGAGCCTGCCGCAGGGTTACAGCAACTTTCCGGAGCGGCCATATTGGTTTCAAGGATCACATAGAAACCGAACCCCACGGCATTGCGCTAATTGTGTCATGCACCGTCAAGAAATACAATAGCTTGTTATTGTCATTGATTATGTTTATTAAAAAAACATGGTTGACACCGATAAATTGTAACGGTATAAAGGATCACATGAGTATCACTTGACAATCAAAGAGAACGGACAATTTTATGCGTAAAACTTTCGATTTTACAGCTCAAGATCAAGACATTCACTTGCTTAATACACTTGAGAGCCTGCAGCAAACGATTGAGCAAAACACCGCTGTGCTCATGGCGATGCTTTTAAAAACCCACGGCGGAGAACGATCACACAATGTCCATTAACGACAACATACCATTTACATACGATGCAGCAACAAACTCAATGTATGTTGATGTGCATAAGGGCCGGATACAAATCTGCTTTGATAACCTGAACTGCATTGCGATTGTTGAGGGTCAGGAATTTGAAGAAGACAGCAACATCACGCATATCTTTAAAATTTCAATTGGTAGCCCTCTGGCTATGAAGCACTACCCATTGGCAGAAATCATCCGCCTTGCGCGCATGGAGTATGAGGACACTGATTTTAACAACATGACCGATGAAGATCGTTGACCTGTCAAAAATACCGAAGGGGAAAAAATTTGTGCTTAGTGGGCCTCAAATATTCGGGCATTGCATTCACGTGGGTTAAGACCCTGCGCTCGCGCGCTGACATGCTTTTTATCACCAAGCAGGATTTTCACGTCGGCCTTGGATACACCACGCGTAAAAACACGGAGCTCTGCCTGCTTGCCCGCAAGGGAAGTCCAAAGCGCGTAAGCCGATCCGTGCGTGAGTTGATCATTGCCCCCGTGCGCGAGCATTCCCGCAAGCCTGATGAGGTTTATGACCGGATCGAAGCCTATATACCTGGACCGTATCTTGAGCTTTTTGCGCGCCGGACCAGACATAACTGGACAGCCTGGGGCAATCAGACAAACAAATTCGATAAAGCCAATGACGCCGCTTGAATTTAAAATCTGCCGCATCAAGCTCAACCTCACACAAGAGGTTTTGGCAAAGCGCCTATGCGTTACCGAGCAGACCATCAGGAACTGGGAGAAAGGCCGCCGGCGACTGCCAGGCTGGGCACAAAAAATGCTCCGGATGCAAAAAGCCAATCGCGTTAATTATCGCTGGAAAGAAAAAATTCTTGCTGAACTTGAAGCAATAACGCAATAAAACAATCACACATTCTTGTTGCAAAAGCGGGCATTATGCCCTATTCTGGTTCTATCAACAGGGACATTGTCCCGCCAACAACAGGAGACTAAAATGACAAATTTTGGAACTTTCACTTTTAAAAATGGACTTTTAATTGTCAAAAGCCGCGTTTTTAATGCGCAGGGCTTTGCTAATGAATTTGGCTGCGATTTAAAAAACGGAAAAGTTGTCGTTGGCGCAGACGAAAATTATACAATATTTAGAGATGTTTTATTACAAGCCGGATACGAATTTGTATAATTTAGCTATTAACAGGAGTTTAAACTCATGATCTTTGACCACAAAAATCGCGCCTATCGCCTAATTTGCGCAAACTGCGAATACACGTGGCTTGAATGCTGCGCCACAGGTGACACAATCCAGCTTTCAAATTCACTTATTGCAGACAGCGGGTTTTCTAATCAAGGCGCACAAGCCCCTGAGATTGAATCCGGCTGGCCTATCGAAAGGGTTGCACAATGACCAAAGATTATTTGATTGAAGTAAAAGTTAAAAATAATTTGTTACACAAAGCAATGCTTGAGGAAGGAATAAATACTGTTGCTGAATTATCAAGATTAAGTGCAGTATCAGATAGTACAATCGGCAGATATTTAAATTTAACAGTTTCTCCTATAAATAAAAAAACTGGGGCATGGCATAAAAACTATGTAAAAGTTTGCTCGTTTTTAAGAAGACTTCCAGAAGATTTATATCCCGCACAGCATATTAATGCTCCTTTAAAGAAAAATAAATCACAATTTGAGGAATCATTTGAGGATTTATCTTCTTATTTATTGCCCAAAAACCCAGATGAAAACATAAAAATAGCTGATATGAGAAAAATGATAAATCACGCCGCAAGAAAACTCACACCCAGAGAATCTGACATTATCAAAAAAAGATTTGGCCTGGATGATTTTGAAACGCACACTTATGAACAAATTGCTCAGCAATATGGCTTAAGTAGAGAGACAATTAAAATTTCAGAAGCGCATGCTTTAAGAAAATTGCGTTTTTACAATCGAAACAAAAAACTAAGGAATTTCATATGACCATTCCCCACATCATCACTATCGCCACAATCGTGTTGCTTTCTGTCCTGACCGGATCGCTGGCCACGAAAATCATTGACAGCAAAGAATACTGTAATTTGTACAACAAAACACTGGAGGGCCTCAAATGAACGACAACCAAAAAACCGCCGCCAAAAAATATCAGGACTTTCTTGAGTCCGACCGCGCCAAAAAACTGGAACAGGACTTTGAAAGCACGACTTTGTTTGACAAGGCAAAGCAACTTTTATGGTTATTCAGGAAAGGATTGATTAGACATGAACGACAATCATAAACCCGAATTTAATGAGAAACTGCGCCAAGCCGTCTTTGCCCTCAATTTGTTGCCAATGCGCGTCCGGATATGGCAGGGCGACGATCCCATTGAATTGAACTTTTATCACGATTGGCTTTGGGCTTACGTCTGCGGGTTTAAAGAAGCCAATAATAATTACAGGCAAAATCATGTCACCTGAGCGGTTTCGAGAAATTCGCAAATCGCTGGGCATGTCACAAAAAGACCTTGCCCGCGCCCTGAATTACGGCATAGACGGGGACAGGATGATACGGCGGATTGAAAGCGGCACTGCAAAACCGTCCGGCCCCGTGATCAGGCTTTTGGAATTTTTGCAAAAAGAAAAATCGATTTAAACGCTCGCTGAGTGGCCTGATTTTTTCAAACCAACCAAGATAGCCCCCAGACCAAAATAACGCACAGGCGATAAACCTACCCACATAGAAATTGATCTTGAGGGGATAAATAATATCAACTTCCGTGCTTTACTCGGTAGTTCGATCCCAATCATGGCGGATTGCCCTTCGTATAAATTTTGCACCAAGCAACGAATGCTGCCTTCGGATGTTCAGGCCTGCTGCGTTTCCCGCTTCTCACGCCCTCATTGTAAACCTGAAACAGATGGTGGATATCCCATCCAGGCGCAGCATGTTTTGCTTTTTCGCGACTCTCGTCGTCCAGAAACAGGTCAATATTGAAACGCAAATGGTTGCCCGTGTCTCCCCCAATATTTTGATTTTTCAAAACACCATTTTTTTCACTACGCGCGGATAGAGTCTCAGTAAGAGGTGTTTGTATTAAGGGAGAGGGTAAGGGATAGTTGCCTTTGAGTTGCAACTCGGGAGCAACACCCGTTGAGTGTCTTTCCTTTCTTTTCAATGCACTAGCATTACCAGCTTGCACAGCTCGATCTCGTCTATCGTCTGCAAATTTGCGTTCGTCAATCAGTCTTTTTTGTATAATATGTCCATCATCTGTTTTCTCCCAGAATGATAATATGACATCTTTATTGGCCCGCCATGTGCGTTTATCCATCCTAGCAAATCTACATAACTGATCGTCATTATAAGGAAGGCGACAATCTTTTGTCCGCCAAGCGCACATCAAAAGCATTAAATACGCGCCCGTTTGAGCAGCGGTTAAATGTGCCGTATCAGATATAAAAGCATCTGTAAAAATAGGTAGGACCGGATACTCAGCCATTTTGAGCCTCCTTTATTTTTTTCCAACAAACCCCGCAAAAATATTTAAAGACACAATGATTATGAATCTCTTTTACAATGCAAATTTCAGCAGCATTGAAAACTTCATGATAACCTAATATTTTTAAAAAACGCTTGACGCTGGAAAGTTGATATTTAGATGCGTATCTTCCATCATCTTCTTCTCTTAAAAGCCCTAAATAGTCCAAAACTTTAAAAGCCTCGTCTTCTAATCTGTCTTCTTGGGCCTGTATTATTCTCTGATAGCCCAATAATTGTTGCTCTCTTTCATAAACTAAGGCCGCTTTATCAGCCAAAGATTGAAGAACAATAGATAATTTTCGCGCTGCCTTGCCTCTATTGCATTCAAAACAAGAAGTTATAAGATTCGAATCATCATCAAAACCCCCATTAGCTACAGCCAAAATATGATCAACCTCTAAAACTGCAGAAGGGGGATGGTTGCCACAATATTGGCACATAAAAAAATCGCGCTTAAATATTTCAAAGCGTCTAGAGTTACCTATTTGTACGCGTTTCGCCATTTTTACCTCCACATTAGGTTTAGAGCTGGCCGCACGATGTGATGTGGTCAAATCGGCGCTTTCGGGAGAGAGCGACCCTCCACCAGCTCAATGACATTGCTGGAAGCATTTGACGCCGTCAAGCGCTTCTTTTGATACTCCCCCCATTGAGGCGCAGCCTTTGTGATGTGAAAATAACCGCAGCGCCGACAGGGGTAGATATGCAGATCGCACTCACGGCCCAATTTGCGAAAGCGCTGCTGCATTTGCGACAAAACCTTGATTGCTTTTTTGCGGGTATTGAAACAGATTTTATTTGTCTCGCAGCGCCGCATACGCCCCCACTATTTCGCGCGGGTTATGCGCACTTGAGTGCCATAGATCGCTTCAAAGACCCTGATTCGCAGCTGAGCATCACGGGTCATTTTGCCTTTAAAATCCTCCTTGATCTCCACCCAGCCCGCGCCATGCCGCTCTTCATAAACAAAATCAGGCGTGTAAAAACCGACATGCACGCCGTTGATCTTGAGCTCATACTTGACCTGTCTGCGCAAATTCCGTATGTGCCCCGCAAGTTGCAACTGCCTTAAAGCCTCATAACGCTCCATCTCGCCCTTGGAATCAAACACAACCCCTTGATGATTCGTGCGCTTGTGGACCGGCGCAACCCCGTACTTATTGCGCCTGCGAATCATTACTTGAATTCCAACACCGCATTGATCCCCCACGCATTCAGGCCGCGACACAATTTGAGAAGACCGCCTGGACCTGGCTTGCGCTTATCATGTTTCCAGCGAATCAATGTTGCCTGCCCCAGACCCGAATCAGCACAGAATTCTTTGTTTGTGACAGAGCGCTGCAATTGATTTGACCTGAGCTCGATGGCTTTGCGCACCAGCATATAGGCCTGTTTTCCGGTGGTTTTATAAACTTGAACTGTGATCATTTTTTCCTCTTGCATTTAATTGGCACGGATGTATCATCACCATATCACATGATAATGTGATGTCAATGATAACACTTTATGCAGGAGACCCTCAAATGCAAAATACTTTACTCCCACCAGAATCACCCCATGCAGCGCAATGGGAATCACAACCAGCTTCAAAACGCCTCAAGCCGGAATATCCAAAATGCCCGAATGTTTATTTGCGCAAATTGCGCGATGAGCTACAAATGAGCTTTGATAAAATCGGTGAGCTGATCGGATCATCGGGCGGCACAGCGCACAAACATTATCACGACGATATGGCCGCCATTCCATATGAGCGCGCGGCTGAACTGGCCTACATCAAAGCAACGGAAAAAAAACAGTCCATGCTTTTTGCCAAAGTCGATAATAATACATTATTGGTTTTGGAGCCTTGGCTTTTAAAAAACAAAATTGTCTATCAAATATTGATCGCAGGGGAATCATAATGAGCGCACAATGGCACGAGCTGCGCGCTCAAAATATCGGCGGGTCTGAGGTTGCTGCGCTTTTTGGCAAATCGCCCTTTATGTCACGCCTCAAACTCTGGCAGATTAAAAGCGGAGCCATTGTGGCAGATGATTTATCTGGAAACGAAACTGTGCAGGCAGGTGCGTTTTTGGAAAAAGGCATCCTTCCATGGGCATGTCAAAAATACAATCTGTCTATGCCCACAACAGGCGTATATGTGAGACATCAGCAGGTGTTTGGCATGGCATGCACGCCCGATGCATGGAATCAAGAGACCCAAGAAATCATGCAGATCAAAGTGGCATTTAGCCGCCAGAAATGGAAAATCTTTGAAGATGATATTATTGAGGCTCCGCTGCATTACATCATGCAATGCCAGCATGAAATGGCCTGCACTGGATCTGTGCGATGTCACCTTGTTGTGTTCTTTATCGGCACGGGCAAATTGCTGCGTCTGGTAATCGAGCGCGACAATGATCTGATTGCTATTTTGGAAAATGAAGTTGAGAAATTCTGGAATAGTATCAACACACATCAACCGCCCGAGCCGGATTATGAGCAAGACGGGGCCACAATACAGGCAATCCGCAACGCTCAGGCCAAAATTGCTGAACCAATTGACATGAGCGGCAATAACCAGCTCTATAATGCGGGCATCTCTTACCTTGAAGCCAAGCAAAAAGCCGACGCGGCAGAATCTGCAAAGCACGCAGCAAAAAATGAAATACTGCGCTTGGCAGAAGGTGCAAAAAAGATCATTGTCAATGATATTTCAATCAGTATTGTTGACAATGGCGGCTCGCCGGACAAGATCATAACCCCTGAAATGGTAGGGCAGACGATCAAAGGCCGCGCGCCGTATTCCTACCCCCTCGTAACAAACTTAAAAGGATCATAAAAATGTCAAATCTAGATATGAAAACAAACCTTGCCGACGCTGCAAAATTATTTGAGCAGCTAGGGCATGGTGATGTCACGTTGCTTAATCAGGGCAATACAACCATTGCCAAAAACACGGCATTCTCAGACCCGATTATCACCGCACAGGCCGTGCAGGTGCGGCGCGATATCCCCGCTTTCTTGCATCGCATGAAGGTGCTGGCCAATATGGCCGGTGAAGAATACCGCTACCAGTATCCGGTCAAAAAGAAAACCGGCGGCAGCTCAACCGTTGAAGGAGCCAGCATTAAAATGGCCAATGACCTTGCCCGCGAATACGGCAATTGCATGGTGGACGTGCGCGTGCTCGATAACGGCAACGAATGGGTATTTTATGCCCGCTTCATTGATTATGAGACCGGCTTTGCCATGACACGGCCGTTTCGCCAGCGTAAAAATCAGCAGACCATGAAAGATGATGCCGAGCGCCAACTTGACATTGTCTATCAAATCGGTGCGTCAAAGGCGATCAGAAACGTGGTGATCAATTCACTGCAAACCTATGCCGACATGATTTACACCGAAGCCAAAAACAGCTTGATCAATAATATCGGCAAAAATCTTGCAGCGTGGCGCGAGCGTATTGTCACGCGATGCCAAGAAAATAAATTCGATATCAAGCGCATTGAAATGGCTATAACAAAGCCTGTCCAAGAATGGCTGGCCGTTGACGTTGCGCGCGTCGTGGCTGAGCTCAAGTCCGTCATGGACGGCATGGCCCGTTTCGATGACCTTTTTCCTGACGTCACGAAAATGGTTGAGAATGATCCAGAACCAGCACAAGACAGTGTAGAATCTTTCAAATCAACACATGCCGCAATGCAAGTATTAGGGGAAACCGTGGCCGTTGAAACGCAACTGCCCGTTGATTTTTTCAATAATACAAAAGAGGAGCAATAACTATGGGAAGCAACATCACAACAGTTGACCACGCAGACGGTGTGATCGAAGTTTTGCGATCGATTGACAGAGGTGACCTTTTACTCGATCTTGAGCAGGCATTGAGCGAGGTTGTCCAGGCAATTATGGATCACGGCAAAAAAGGCGAAATCATCATGAAAATGACTTTGACCCATGACCGCGAAACTGACACGATGAAGATCATGGCCGAGGTCAAAAAGAAAGTGCCTGTCAAACAAAAGCGCGGTAGCCTGTTTTTTCTGACGCCGCACGGCACGTTGACCAGAGACAATCCAAAGCAGCGTGAAATGTTTGACCAAAATACCGGCGAACTGATTGCGTAAATAGTTTCACGGGAAACATAAACACATAAAGGAAATGTAAAATGAGCCAAGAATCCATACCACAAAGCATTACACGCGCCCAACCAGGGCTTAACATTGCGGTAGACAAGCTCGATGAGATCACAAGCTATCTCATGCGTGCGCGCGCGCCCGAAGCCTACAATCCCAGCGTGCCGTTTACACTTGTGCCCAACAATATGGTTGCGCTTGATCTTGAAAAACACATGCCGCACCCTGCACGCATCCGTGAAGAATTGACGTTCTCTGATGTTGAAAGTTTTGTTTTATATTACAATAACTTTAAATCTGCGTGCTCGCCTGTGTTATTTGCGTATGTCAAAGACACGGTCAAAATTAAATGCGTGTTTGATTACCACCAGCCAGGCATTGTCACGTCAGCCAGTGAAGAACGAGCGGCCAGTGAGACCTTGCCCCTGCCGCAATGGGGATCACATGTAGCTTGGCTGGCTTTGCAGTATCACCCAGATTATGCCGCGCTGCTAAAGGTCAATGAAAAATGGATGGATCAAAAAGCCTTTGCGCTTTTGGTTGAAGAAAACACCCATCTTTTTGAAAATCCAAGCAGCGCCGACATGATGGAGCTGGCACAACATTTGAAGGCAGCAATCAAGGTCAAATGGCAAAGCGGCAAGCGCCTGAGCAACGGTGAGGTTGCGCTGAGCTACATTGAAGAAACGCAGGCCACCGGCATCCGCGACGATTTGCTTGTGCCTGAGTATCTTTATATCAATTCCCCTATTTATGAGGGTTTACAAAATGAGCAGATCAAGGCCGCTTTTCGCTGGCGCATCACACCGGAAAAACAGGTCGTTTTCTCAATCACCCTACTCACAAAATTACAGGAGCGCGCAGCAGAACGCAGTCTGATCAAAAAAATTGAAGACGCGACAGACTGCAAAATATTGCGCTGCTCTTAAAAAATGGGGAAGAGGCGCGGGAGTGATCGGTTTCCTTGATACAAAAGGCCTTGAGTGTCCCCCTGTCCGCAAGGATGTTCGCTGCACTCAAGGCCGCCCGATCTTTTTTAATAAGAGAGACAGCAATGGATAATTCAAAAATCGCCCTCAATATCTGCAAAGACGTGATCAGAGTTCTTGATCTGCAAAAATCCTATTTTAAACACCGTGACCCATTTTCATTGGCCAAATGTAAAGAGGCAGAATTTGCCCTGCGTCAAAAGGCTGAAATGGGCATACGTCTATTTGAAGAAAAAATCGGGCCCAGATAATATCGTTCTGGCTTTTCTGCACCCCATGTGTCAAAATTATCGCAGTTAAAAGCAAGGAGGTCTTATGCCCATTGATCCAAAAACAGTCCATCTGAGTGCCGAAAGAACAGCGCCTGCAAAAAGCTATGCCGCAATCACGCCGCACGACAGCAACAATTTTTCACTTGCCCCGTGCCGCGCGATATACGTCGGAGGAGACGGCAACCTTGTGGCTGTGTCACAGGTAGGTGATAGCGTGACATTCGTCGGTCTTAAAGCGGGCAGCGTTCTTCCGATTGAAGCTGTGCGCGTCAACGCCACAAACACCACAGCAACAAACTTGGTCGCTTTGTATTGATTTATAAATAGATAGATACAAACCCAAAAATGCATCACACATTAACCGCTTCACTGCCGCAGCATCTCTATGGATATGTTGATCGCAGGATTTTAACCGGTCTTGATGAAAATGCAAAAGACACTTATGAGCCTTGCGTTATTTTGGCCGTAACCTCTCGCCCGTCGCGCGCCCTGCATTTTGAGATTCTTTGTGAGAGCGGCGCAAAATGGGCCAACATCCCCATACACATGCTAAGGCTGGAAAAACCCGAAAAACCAATTCACCATCAGCTTCAAAATTTACAATGCTGGGATTGCCACGGCTGGGATTTTGCCCTATTTCAAATTGAATATTTACGGGAAATGGCCTGCACGTACAAAACACCATCAGGTGATATTATTCCGGCAAGCTATCTTTTCACGCTCGATCACACCGACAACGGGTTTTCACTTTATCCGCCTGAGCACAAAAATTTCAACGTGCTGCGGCTTGAAGACGGATCAGGACACATTGCCGCCATGCCAAATAATCGCATTCTCTGGAAAGATGCATCTTTTGTAAAATCAAATCTTGCCGCAATTCAAAATTACAGAACGATGTCACCAGAGACATGGCACTCAGAAGAAAAAATCCCCAACCCACAAGATACCGCTTACACCAAAGATTAAAAAAAATGCCCCAATAAAAGGGCTAGTTTGGGATAAAGCACGGCACAATGCCGCACACCCAGCACTTTAATCATGATTGCTGATAGCTGTAAACCAATTTGTTGACCTCAACAAAAAGGTCAACCCGCCCGTGGATAATCCGGCTCGTCATGGTCTATGTACTGGCTGATCACTTCCTCGGGCCGGATGCGCTCGACACTCTCGCCCCGCAGAACAACAACATCGCCCTTCATATCATTGCACAGCATCTCGACCCAGATTGCTCCGTTAAACTCGTCTTTGATTTTTACAAAAGTTCTCATCGTCCACCTTCCAAATTCATCCATGTTGCAAATCCCGTGCCTTAATACGCAGAAACTTGATCAAATCCATATTTGACTTTTCTTTGTTGCATTGCAAGCAAACACAGAGTTCATTGTGCCGTCCGCTTTTGCCGCCCTTTGACCTTGGGACAACATGGTCAATCGTGGCGGTATTCGGCAGTTCCAGTTCTAAAACCATACTCACATGGCAATAAGCGCAGTTTCCAGATTGTTCGTTAAATAAATCAATCAGGGATTGCTTGCGCTCTGTCATGTCCGATTGACCACAAGTTGCGAATAATCTCTGCCCTCATTCCAGTCGTACGGCTCCGGATGCCCTTTGTCGAGTCCGGCGGCAGCCTGTGATATCCGCCAGTCCAGCCATGCATTGATATCTGCAGGCACAATGTCCATCATTGAATTGCCCATCAGGTCAAACTTTGGCAATATTACGCCCTGCGGCGGCACGGCCTCATGCAACCTTGAAGTGTCCCGCACGATGATTGCCGTCTCAATTCCTGCAATCTCGATCTGATACACCGACTTGTGCTCAGGGTCGCGCGTATAGCCGTCCTTGTACGTCATGATGTCCAGATCACTGCCCGAGCGGATAAAGCCCATGCAGCGCGATCCTACTACGCAGATATGGGTGAACGGGGCTTTGCATTGCACGGCTTCGACTACCGCATCGATGACGGCTTGACGTTCTTGCTCAGTCCAGTAAATCGCAATGGATGTTTGTATGGTCATTTTAATAGCTCAAAGTGACGGTTTGTGATGTGATCGTCCCATTTCCAGCCGTGACATTGACTGGCGATAGGCTTGTTCCCTTGTTGTAAGGCGTGGAGATGCCAGCAATATAGAGCTTAGGTGTTGACCCGCTCGGAATTTCACCCGTTGATCCAAGCGATATGGCCTTATTGGCGGATATAAATTTCGAGAAATC